CCGTCCTCTCGCATATCCCATAGGCGAGGTATTTGTCGGGGTTGCAAGATCTCCCCGACTTCCACCATCTGCGCGCAGTACCGCTCGAATTCGTACTGCACGTCAATGGGGATGCCTGTGCGGCGATAGCAGGATGCTCGTGCCGCGGGCGTTATGACTGGCATGCCGGCCAAGCGTATCTTGTCTGAATCGACCTCGCAGGTGATCCAACGCTCTTTCTTGATGGCATGCACAGCCCTCTTCTTCGCCGAAAAGCTCACCTTGCCACTCATAACAGTGGCGACGGCATAGGCGAGCGGACCCAATATTGGGGTGTCAGCATCAGTGTGGTAGTAACTGAGTGCTTTAGCCAGGGCAACCGCGTCGGCTTGGCAGTTGCTCACTGTGGTGTGGAATTTGTCCAGACTCCTGAATATGTCGGCGTGCTGGTGAACTGCGCCGTGCTGGAGGTATACGTGACGTCCACAAAAGGACACGTCATCCAGCGACCAGAAACGATCTAATTTGATCTCATACCCAAGGCCACCCAAAAGGGACAAACTTGCGGTGGCATTATCCACCCACTCCTGTTCCACACCTATAACCCCATCATCCCCTTCATGAATATTAGTCCAAGCCTCGCGCGGAATGTGACGCAGGCTGGCATATGTGTTGAACGCATTTATCAGACCGTTACCTAAGGACGTATGGGCATCTCCTGAGCATCGCGTGCCATCAATCTTATAAGCGACGCCGAAGTCTGAGCGGCCGTGGGTCTTGTGCGCAGCCGTCAGAAGCCGATGTTCATATGCATGGGTATTAGGGTCCAGGGCCAGGGACAAAATGGCATCCTGAACATTCGCAAGCATGTCCTTTGATATAGTGCGGTCGAATCTAGAGTAGTCAGTCTCGAGGAACGCCGCGCACCGCGTTAACCTCTGCATCCTCTGATTGCGTTCGGGCAGGCTTAAACCCTTTACCAACATGGTAGCCTCCCTTGCCTGATGTTCTATTGCGCTGATTGCGGGACCGAGTATCGACAGGAACTCGTCGCTTCTTGGGGAGATGTTGCGCGGGTCCGTCATTTTCGTGGTCGTCTCGATCTTGAGGAAGCAAGACACCTTCAGTTCTTTCGGTGTGAGGTCCAACAATTTCAACGCCCTCTCTCGCGCGGTCCTTAATTCGCTGCGCCGCTTCACTGGGTACCTGGTAACCCACTCCTCGAAGGGTAACGGGGTAGTAGCCCGCACGACAGGCTCCATCTCCGGAGTAAGGCAGTACTCGAACGCGATAGCACGCAGGGGATTTATGATAGCACCCACGTGCACGCAGCTGAATACCCACACTTCGCATTGCTGTTGACAGGGCGCAACGCATTTCGTGATGGAGTATGGGCGGGAGGGCGCAGAGCAGGCGTGCGAGATCTTGTAATTCATCCTTGCACACCGTTCCCCGCACCTTAGCTGTAATAACCTGGCGATCTCCGGTGACTGGCAGCACAACACCAATTTCTGTGTCCCGGTCGGAGCTGTTAACCACGAATGCTCTTCTGAGAAAATGCGGCTCGGAAAGGTGCTCAGCCCATGCCCTCCCAAAGTCGCAGGCGGGGGTAGCACCATCACCGTCGTTGTCCCCGTCGCAGTGCTCAGTTCGTCCAGCTCCCGCTGGAGGTCCGTCATCCTCCGCTGTGGGTCGGGGAACAGCACCTCCGGTGGCCCCGTCTCCCCGTTGGCGTGTCTGACCACCATCTTCTTCAATGTCCGCTCCGCATTGACCATGCTCCACGGGTGCTCCTTTCCCGGCAACGCCCTGACTATCCTCGTCGACACCTGCCCCGTCAACGGCCAGGGCATTATCACCGGGTTCACCACCCTCAGCCCGACCGACGCCTTCACATTCTCTTGGCTCCTGAGCGGCACGCAGTTCAGCGCCGCCGTCATGGCCGGCAATATCTGACGGGGCGCTCCCTGGAAAGCGATATTTCATGCGATGGCCTGACAGCTGCATGTTTGCCGCAGAGGTATACACCTCATAGACCGGGACCCTATGGACTGCCCCGGCTATACGAGCGATAGTAGCCAGGCGTGGGCTCTTGACGCAACTCTCCAACACCTGGCGGAGCCCAAACCACCTCAACCAGTCGGCCACCTGATAGCAATAGGTGCCCAACGAGGAGGTGTGTATCGGGTCCAACCCTGCGAACCTGTACGACCGCACCGTGCCCAGCGTGCGCTCAGCACACAGATGTTCGGCTAGCGCAGTGGACAGCTGTGCCTTCACCACCATATTGGGGCTCATGGCTCGCAGGCGGGAAGTGACGATGTTAGACAGGCACGAGTGGAAGGCATCATCGCGCGGGGACAGAAGCATGGCGTTGACGGCATCTTCAACAGGCCCGGCCGGCAGCTCCACACGCTCAGCTGATCGGTCGCCGTCTCGCCTAACAACGAACAAGGGGGATTTGCCGTCACGGAAGAAATAGGAGTAAGCGACCCCACCCACATCAAACATGCTCAACTCAGGCCGCACGTAGTGGGTTACGCTGTCTGCCCCCCCGTCGTACACGCCGTTTATCGGGCAGAAGTAGTAGATGGACGTGTCCGCCCACCTGGCCAACCTGACATAGCTGCACGCCTTTCCCCCGGCGACGACCTCACCTTCCGATTCCAAAGGCCGGAACCCGTGAGTGTAGGGGGTCCCGTCTTCGGCCTTCATCGTAATGCGGCCGTTCTCTTTCTCCCACGTCGCTTCATACTTGTTGGGCTGCCCCTTCCTGGCTATCACGCCAAAGCCGCCACTATCGCCATCAAAGCTGTGGTTGATGACTATCGTGGGCCCCTGCACCACCTCCAACAGCTGATCGTCGTCCAGATAGTAGTCGACATGCGATAGCACGGCAGCAGGTATCGCGCGCCTCATTGGACAAAGTTCGCCGGGCATGAAACAGTTCTCGAAATTCCCGGCGGCCTTCTCGTTGCGCAATAGATCAGCGTTGCCGTTCACTCCGGCGCATATGTGTTTGAAATAGCCCAACTCCGGGAAGCGCGAGCGGGAACCACCCACATCCCTAACTCGCGGGAATCCGGACTGCCGCAGAAGGTGGAAGGCGGCTTTCTCACACTCACGGCGTTGCTTGGCCAAGGACAGGTGTTTACCTGGCACTGAGTGGAGTGGGATCTTCTGCAGTTCCGCGAAGTAATCCTTCGCTGCATTGACGTCGACGGTGTGGTGACGAGAGTGGACACGCACAAACCGACCGCTCAAGCGGGACGCTATGTACCACACCACAACAACGCACGTGACGGCCGCAATGATCAGTATCATGGTCTTGAATAGCTGCCAGCTCGCTCCCGTCATCGTGAGAGCGCTCGCGGCCGTCACCGCCACGACAGCACACACCAGATCAAACCAGGGCTGGATCAGTCCAGCGTCTGGGGTGGGGAGGGACAACGGTTCACTTCGTATTGCGGTCTCCTGTTCACTCTGATCAACCAAGCCATAATAAGTCAGGGGCTCGACACGATCGTAGACCTCATAGTAACCTCGTGCGGAGTCAGCAACATACACCATCCCGTCACGCACGCCGTAAACGGCAACGGCATGCCCAGCCATGTGACCGAGTGCGACTCCATGTTTCGCAAGGTAGGTCGCAAGGTCTTCCTTCAAGACCCGAGTCAATTTCTTCTGGCTAAAGACGCTACACTTGTATGGCAGTGTCCGCTTCACAGGCCGCATCATCCGGGCGCCGAGGTGGAAAATGTCAAGCGCGCCGGGCTCATCAGTTACCGACAGACAATTGGCGACCACCTCCGCGGCTGTTGGTGTCACGTCCCCCCAATGAGTAACGGCGCGCACCAGGACAGACAATGCCTGGCGGGGCCCGTTGAAGCGTGACATGAATCCACGGGTTGGAAGTCGGTCGTACCGTTCCACGCGCGACTGCGGAGTCCCGAACATGCCAGGCATCTTGCTATCCAACACATGGCCAAGTGCCTGTGCCCAGCCGTCGCCGCCCTCCTGCATCGCGAGCTCTGGGGGCGGGAGTAGCGTGACATTTTGCCTCACCAGCCCAGCTGCCGACCACACCAACAGAGTGGTGGCCCACATGCCTGCAATTTGGTGAACTTATCGTTGAACCGTCTTGTAGGCTGCCTGCAATTTGGTGATCTTATCGTTGAACCGTCTTGTAAGCAAAGGAAAGTGATTGATGACGACGAAACGTGAGTACCAGAAACAGTGACCAGCAAAGAAGGAA